GTATATATCTTCTCTAAGTCATCAACTAAAGCTAACTCAACCTTCTCAGTCTTAAGTTCAGTTTTGTTTTCTCTTACTAGCTTGTTTAAAGCACTTAGTATTTGTTCTTGTGTTGGTTTCATATTATATTATTTATAGTAATCCTTTAAATTTTGCTAAGTCTTTTAACATTCCCTCTCCTGCTCCTTCTGAAATTTCGTAAATAATTTTTGCTGCTTCATTGTAACCTTTAGGGTCTTTTATTCCTAATTCAGAAATTTGCTTGTCTATAACATTAACATATCCATATCCTTTTTTGGCTGCCTTAACTAAATTACCCATCTCTTTAAAGTTTTCATTTACAAGTTTTGTAATTTGCATATTATTTCTTACAGCCGTTTCAAATCTAGAACTTAATTTTTTACTATCTTTTATTAAATCATCAACTAAACCTAACTCAACCTTCTGAACACTTAACAATTCTTTTTTAGATTTGTTTTCTAGTATTAGTCTTAGTATGTTTTCTTGTGTTGGTTTCATATTATACTTTTATTTTTTTAATACTTTCATAAGTTTTGTATATTCTTGAATTACTATCAGAAGCATTTACTGCTTTTTTATAATCTTTTATATCCATAACATTTACTCCTAATTCTTTTGCTTGTTTTTTAATTAAAGTCATTAATTTAAGCATAGACGCTTCATTTTTATTATAAGCTTTATATTCGGTTTCTGCTTTTGACTTTAATTTATCTCCCATCTTAATCCAATCATCTTGTTCTTTTACTATTTTTTCGTATTTAGGTACTATTTTTGAAGTAAATTCTTTTACTAAACTATTCAAGTCATCAATAGCACCTAACTCTAATTTTTTAACTTTTTTTTTACTTAACAATTCTTTTAATGCAGTTCTTATTTCTTCTGTTGTTGGTTCTGCTTTTTGCATTTGTTCAAATTTATTTGTGAAATAACCTTCTATACTCAGACCTTTTAGCTCACCACTCCGAATCTTTTGCCACAGCTCGTCATTCTCTATCTTCATCTTAACGAACCAAGTGCCGTTAGGTAAGTCGTAGCCGTATAATTTAGACTTATCACTATCTCCTTCTTTTATCCAAGATTCAACTGTTAGAACGCCTGAAACTCTGTCTTGGTGTTGGTAAGTAGCTTTGTGATGATTGTTATGTTTTAGGTAAAGTTCAGCAGCCTTTCTTACTGTTTCTTTTGAAAAGTAAACATAGTAGTCTGAGTCTGTATTAGGGTCATGCCTGAATATGTTTTTATTAGGAATCAAAGCAGGACTTACTAGCATACGCTTTTCTTCATCTACTTTAGCAAAGGTTAAATTGTTCTTTTCTTTACCAAAGAATACAAAGTCTTGTTCTATTGCAGGACTCGTTACTAAACTAATAGCGTCTATTGCTAATTCTTGACTATCGTCTGAAATTACTAATTCTACAATTTTAGTTTCCTTCATATCTTCATAATAGTCTTTATTGTCTTCTTCACAGTCTGCTTTTGTATCGTACTTACAAGAGCCAGTCTTTCCCCATTTATATTTTCCGTTTTCACATTTTTCGCAAGGCATAGTATATAATAGATATTAAGTTAGTTTATTTGATTTTAGATAGTAGCTCTACGTCTTATATTTGCTAATTGGTCTTGACTGTTTGTCATTTCATCAGTAACTACAAAGGCTTTCATTGGTTCTGGAGCTACTCCCCCTGTAATATCAAAAGACCCTGACATCATTTGAGGCGCAGGTGTTGCAGCTGCTGCTCCGCCTCCTCCTCCTCCACTTCCTCCTGGTTTACCACCACTTGCAATTTTAGCAATATTCACAGCAGCAAAAGTTCCTGCTAGAGCTGCCATAGTTACAGGATAAGCTCCAAAAGTTCCTGCTGTTGCTCCTATATTTGCATTAGCTGATGTAAATGCATTTTGTACTCCTTGGACTCCTGATATAGTAGCTTGTGCTATTGCAGCAGCCCTTGCTAGTGCTGTTCCTTCACCTGCTGCTGATGCTAAAATACTTAGACCTTGGTTTGCCATATCAAATTGCATAGCCACCTTTGCATCTGCAATTTCTTTATCAGTTTTTAATACTTTTATACCTGTTTCTTTGTTTCCATTTACGTCATAGTCAAATCGTTTGTCTATTAAGTCCTTATATTTTTCATCGTAAATTAAATCAATTAGTCTTATTTTTTCTGCTACTTCCTCTGCCGTACCTGTTAATCTAGCAGCAGCTTTAGCGTCTTCTGTTTCATTTTTTAAAGCTCGTAAGTCTTTTCCATTTTGGTCTTTCTGTCTAATCATTTCTAGCTCTCTAATTAAAGTTTCTGCTGCTTTTACTTCTGCTTCATTTTGAGATGCTATTTCTATATTTTTATTAATAGTTTCCTGCTTAATTGCATTTATCTTATTATTAAGTTCTATTTGTTTTGTAACAGATTCACCTCTTATAGTTGCAAGTTCTACTTCTTTTTGTGCAAGAATATCTAGTGCTTCTGCTTCAGGGTCTAATACAGTAGATAAACGTAATTTTTCAATTCTAACAGCTTCTGTTGCGTTAGCTATTCTTCTTTCTAATAAATCTGTTTCTATACTAAAAGCTTTTTCTGCTGCATTAAATCTTTCTTCTTCTGACTTAGTAACATCTTCAGCTATTAGCTTTAATTCTTCAATATCAGCTCTTCTTTGTGCAGTTTCAACACTTAACGCTCTTTGGTTGTCAGTTAATCGCTGAAAAGACTTTTCTAAAGCCATTGCTAAAAGAGTGTCATTTTTAATTTCTTCTCCAATACCTTTAAAAGAATTACCCATATCTTTTAACCCTGCCCTTATATTTCCTGAAAATAATTTAGCAATTCCACCTCCAAAGTTAGCTATTCTATCTACAATTACATTAACTGCTGCTCCAATACCTTTAAAAGCTACAGATAATACTTCAGCACCCTTTTTTGTTTTAGCAAACCAAGTAGCTAAAGCACCAAAAGCTAAAAGTAAAAGCCCAACACCTGTTGAAGCAATCCCTAACTTAATACTGCTAAATAGAAACTTAGCTCCACTAGCAGCAGACTTCCAACTAGCTTTTAAGCCGTTTATAGAAAGACCTAGTACTTGCATTTCTGATACTGTATTTTTACCTTCAGCATTAACATCTTCTATAATTCCTTCAGTTTTTTTAAGTTCTTTGTTAAAATCCTTTTGGTCTTTTGTAACTTTTCCAATATTGGTCTTAACTTCCAATTCTAATACTTCCTTTGCCATAGTTTTATTTTTTTAAAGTGCAACGCCTGATTTTAATTGTGTAATTTCTATATTACAAATCCATTCTAAAGTAACGCTATTTCGACCTCTAACTGAAATAGAAAAGTCATCTCCTGAAACTGACGCTACTGCATTCCATCCTGTAATTGTACCTGAAGATTTTATTACATCTCGTTCTCTTTGAATAGTAGTAACTCCTGATTTATTAATAGCAACACCTCGTTCAATCATGCTTAAATAATCTCCATTATTACCAGTATTAGTGCCACCAACTCTAACCGCTAGAATAGTAGCGTTAAAATAAATTGCCGTATTAATAGGAATTTTAAAAAAACTACCTGAAGTATTGTTTAGATTAGAAGCTAAAGTTGCTGCACTTGTAGTTTGTTTTCCGTAAATAACTCTGATAGCTTGTCTTTCGCCTAAAAGGTCATCAGGAGCGTTACCCCCTAAGACTGTTGAGTTAGTTGCTGTTGCCTCTCCTAAAGTACCTGAAACGTTAGCATTATTTATTCCGTTTGCTATTTGATTTTCATTACCTATTATTATATTATTACGTGATAAACCTTTAACTGTATTATCAACGCCCATTATTAAAGTATTATTAGTACCTGTTTCAGTAGAGTTTCCTGATCCGTAAGTTCTGTTATTTTCATTTGCAACAGCTATATCTAAATTTGCATTATACCGAAAAATATTGCAAGTTCCGTTTACTACATTGTAAGTATATCCATAAGACTCACATTGTAATTGATTAGGGGTTACTTCATTTTGTCCATCTGTAAAAGTTACAATTCCAATTTGTGAAATCGCAGCAGGTTTTACTGTAAACCCTGTTAAGTATGAAATATTTTCTCTTGGAATCGCTGACATTATGGTATAAGTATAAATTCAACTGTTGCCAATTCGTTCGGCTGGTAGTTTATTTTGTTTACTCTAAAGACTCTGTTCTTAATAAAAACTGTATCGTTAAATTTAAAAGTATTTATATCTGAAGGACTTAAATCTACTTTTATAGTCATGATACGAGTATTAGGATTGTAAAGCTCATTAAAGTATGGAAGCCAGTACATACCAAATAAATTATTTACAGTAGGAGCTCCTACTCCAGTAATTAATTGACATTCACCAAAATGAAAGTCTATAGTATCTGTTAAACTTGGAGGAATAGAAGTAACTGTAGGTATATCTGTTAAATGACTAAACTGTAAATATTCATCTTCAAATGCATCACCAGCTACTCCATTTTGTGTAGGAACGCTATAAGTAGTTGAAGTCATAGTTACTACCCCATTATTATACATAATTCTAGGGCTGTTATCGAATCCTTCAGAAGTGTCGTCATTAAAATTATAAGAATAAATAGAAGGAACTATTAACTCAGGAAATTCAGAACTAAGAGGCTTTACTACTGTTGCTGCAAAAGGCTCTGCTATAATTTCTTCTTCTCCAGTTAATATATCAAATTGATCTGTAGCTATAAACTTTTTACTTCCGTATAAATGACCGTCTACTAAATTCTTATATTGATTAAATGCATAGTCATCATCATCTTCAACAAATTTAAAAATAGTCTTTCTATTTAATTCTGTTAAAGGTTTTAATTTAATTTGAGAAACATCTATTTTTTCAGTCCAGTTTAATTGAACGCTATCTGTATTATTTACAAATATATCTGCATACGGTTCTATTTTTATATTTAAAGGATTATCTTCATCAGGAATAGTTACTAAATTAAACATTGTAATTATTCCTTTTAAGAAATCCCACTGCCCTAATTCTCCTCTTAGAGTTTCTAATAACGTATCTGATGTAGTTTGGTAGGATGTAGTTGTAATTGTTACTAATGAAGGTGTTCCGAATGGATCGAAAACGCCATCTAATTCATACAACCCTAAAGTAGAAAAAGCTTGACATAGCACAGTATCTCCTGCTGCTAATGGTGAAGTAGTAAAAGATCCTGAATAAGTGAAAAAAGTAGAAGTTGAAGTAGCCACATCAACAGGAGTTCCATTAACAAGCCATTGAACAAATACAGTGTCGCTTGATAATGAAACATTATCGAACCGCATATCATAACTGAACGTATATACTTGACCGTCTTCTTGAGCTGTAAATACTCCTGCTGAATATCCAAAATTTGCATTTAATGGATCGCCACCAACTAAAAGTGCATTCATTTCATCAAAATTTAAAGTAGCCATAGAAGTACCAAGACCAACATCACTTTTATTAGTTAATAAACCTGTCGAGTTAAAAATAACAGGAGCATTGCCTGACCCCCAGTTAAAGTCCATAAAAAGCTTATTAAAATCAGCAGTATTAAAAAAATTAGATTCATAAGTAAAATCTGTATCTGCAAAAATATTATTAATTAAGTATTTTATATTTATAAAAGGTCTAAATGCGCTTTCTAAAGTTGTAAGTTTTGGATTCCCTGAATTTGTGTAGCTATATTGATGATTCCAATTACAAAAAGGATATCTTAATACATTAGTAGCAGTAGCTCCTGTTGAGCCTGCAAAACTTCCTGAAGGCAAAGGTGCAACTGGTAATATTCCTTGCCAACTGTTTCTTATATTACTATAATTATAGTCATGTTCTAGCTCTGTAAAGTCTAAATCTTTAAATGTTCTTTCTTGTAAAATATCGGCTAAAGCTATAACTTCAGAATATAAATTTACATTATAACTAATTTCTCCTTCCTTATCTATTATATCTAACATTCTTAAATATCCTTCAAATAAAAGAAATCCGTCCTGCTTTAAAACTGCTTTTGTTTTTTGGTATGGATTAAATATTAATCCTCCAGATCCAGCTACTTCTCTAGTAATTTCAAAAATATGATCGAATATTCTATTATTTCTTTTTGTGCCAGGAATTTTAAAGGCTTTAGAATAAGACTGTACATTTTCAGCGACATTTTTAAAATCATCAACACTTAAAGTAAGTGGTAAATCTTCATCTTCATAAAGATCACAAATAACTTGCCCATCTCCTAATATTTGAATTGCTCCAGTTGGAATAGGTTGTGCATCTCTAATAGTAATAGAATTTAATACAAGCTTCTGATCAATAGTTGAATCACCAACTATAACAATAGTATCATCTGTTGAAAAGGCATTAAATGAAATATTTACAAAACCTGTATTATTAGGAATAGGAATAACTTGCTGTAGAATAGTTCCTGAATAAATCCAAATACCAAAAGCGTTAGTAGTATTAATATTTGTGTTAATATCCAAAGTAATATTATAAAAATTTCCTACTGTTAAATTAGATAATTTCTGAATAAGCCCTTGCTGAACTTGACCTGATTTGGGATTTATAGTTACAAGACCTCCTGATTCACTAACTCCAGAAGCACCCTTATGAAATCTCTTCCATGTATTAACAGTTAAAGATGCTCCATAAAAGTCTATTGCTTCTTGTGTTCCATTTGATAAAGTTACTGTATGATCTGTTGAAGAATTTACTGTACTAAAATTATTACCGTTAATAATAAATTGGCTTGTATTCGTAAAAATATTTGCATTGTAACCGTCATAGATCTGTGGATATATTATTAGTTGAACACTCATTATATAGACTGAGTTCTAAGTGTCTTGCTTTTTTCAACTTCAAAAGTGTACTGCATTAGCTTATCATTAGCGACGGTCTTTTTAGTATAGCTAGAAGTTGTAAGTCTTACAGGTGTTACATATTTATTAAGAGAAGAATTAAGTTTATCAGATGATTTTTCCTTTAACAGATAAACTTCAGGACTATTAATAAGCTCTTCGAACCAAGCTGATTCTGACTCGTTTACAAAATCTGTATTCATTGTTATCTTTTCTTTAGCATTTACTCTAAAGGCTTTCTTGCCTCCTCTAAAGCTGTCAATTCTGTAAGAGCTAGAGTTCCAACTTCCTTCTAATTGCTGGTATGTACTTCCTTTTGTAGAAATTTTCTTAATAGACTTCATGATAAAAGTATAGTAGTCCCAAGTACCCCACTGATTTAACCAACAAAGTCTAATAGACTCAAATCCTTTTGTGTTAGGACAGTTAATATTCATCCTATATAAAGATGACATAACAGTACCAGTAGACCCTATGACTTGAAAAGTGTAATATGATAATTTTGTTATATTAACGTTAAATATAGTACTCCAGTTAGATAAGTTAGCAGGAAAGACTCCTGCATAAAGTATTTGAGCGTCTATAATAGATTGAGGATATTTAAAGCCCCCGTTACTTGATTGTTGAATATCTTCAGAATTTAGAAGAACGTCTGAATCGTCATAATACTTATACCTTATACCGTATGCACCTGCTGATCCTAAACCTGGAAAAAAAGGATTTGACATTAATAGCCCTACAGTTCCGTAATCATTTATATTAGCGTATTGTATTAAAGGAGCATTAGTCAAAAACTTTCTTTCTTGAGTATTTGAAAAGGAAAATTTATTAAGAATATTGTAGCCAAAATTAACACCGTTTAAATCTAACTCATCAGTGTATTTAAGATACCCATTTATTAATTTCATAGGTAAAGAAATATCTCCTGTAGTATTTTCAATAATACTTCCTGTGCCATCGTTGTATTGTACAGTAAACTTTATGACTAAGTATCTCATAGTATTAATATTTCCTGAGAATTTATCAATTAAATGCATAGGCACGTTATTATCTGTTCCATTTAACACTCCTTTATATGTACTGTCTTTCCTTGCTAAGTTATCAGAACTAACAAAACTTTCTACTATAGGACTAAAGTTGAACATTCCTACTCCTGCATTGTTAGGGGTAGTTTTAAAAGTACCTACTACATCTGTTAATACTGATGGGTTAGGGATTTGGTTGCTTATATGTACTGTAGCAATAAATTTTACATCTGTAAAAGTTGAAACTATATTAGTATTAGATACTGCAAAAATTACATTCTCTCCTGCTGTTAAAGTATCGAATAAAGGTTTCTGTTCTATTATTGTTGCCATTATTTAATTATTTTGGTCTATAAAATTCTACAAGATTATTTCTTATATCTAACGTTAATATTTTAAGAAAATCTTTTTCTAACTTTTTAAATTGTAATCCTAAAGGTTTCTGAAAAAAGCTTAGACTCTTAATTCCTTCTCTTTTTATTTTCCTACTTATTAAAAAAGCAAACCCTGAAACAAATTGCCCTGTATCTTTTGACCTTCCTCTTTTAAATCCTTTTGGTTTTATTCCTTTTTTTTTAATCCATTTAGATAATATATCAATTGGCGGACCTTTGGTTGTATATCCTTTTCCTGGACTTGATTTCTTTTGACCATCATAGTTTATATATGATTGTTTTACTTTATTTCCAGATACTCCTTTATCTAAAAACTGTCCATATTCTTCCATGTAGAACTTTGTAGAAAAACCACCTTCTTCTTTTGTTACTGTAAATCTAATTGAATTACCTAAAGAAGTACTTCCTTTTGCATTTTGCAATAGATCTCTTGAATCTTTTACTACCTGTTTCCCAAAGCTTTCTAAGTACCTTTCTATATTTTTAGTTTTCACTATTCTACTCCAACAAATACTTCAACTCTAGCAGTAACCGCTGTTGTAGGTTTTACTTGTAAAGAAGCTAAGTTTAACATAGTTCCAAAAGAAGGAGCGCCTACTTGACCTAAAGCAATTACATCACCTGAATATAGAACGTGAGAACCTCCTGCTCTTACTGTTACTGTATAACTTGATGTAGTAGTTTGTACTGCTAGCTCAATATCTACTGCCGTTTCCAAGTTTGTTACTCGAACGTATCTAGTCCTATCTACATCAATAGCTCCTGCTGATGTTGATGGTAGCGTATCGAATACTGCTACTGTTGTAGTTACTGATGCCGTACAGGTTACTATCCTTTCAAATACGTCATTAACTCCTGCTGTAGTTAAAGAATTTACTGAGCCTCTAAGGCTTCCATTAAGTGTACATGTTTCTGAGATTGTCGTTACTAAGTCTGCCATATTTTTATAAATTAATTGTTATTTTAAATTTTTTCCATCCTATTTCTACTGTTAGCCATTTTAACTTCCATTTCATTAATATCCTGCTCCATTAGTATCTACTGGAATTTCACAAGTCTGAAAGTCATTCATAACTAAGATACCAATATTAAATACATATCCGCAACAAAGATTATCGAATCTTTCTTCAAAAGGCTCAATAGTAAATTGATCTTCCGTAAAGTATAAAGGGAAATTAATATCATCAACTCCTGCTAATGATTGTCTTGTACTGTGTCTAAGCATTCCAATGAAGTCAGTTACAATTTGTAAAGTTTCATTAAATACATCTTGCTCATTAGTTAAAGTTTTTACTAATTTAGGAAAGTTAGCGTTTGTAAAGTTCTTAGTCCAGTTATCCTTTTCTGTTACCATGTCCATAATAAAGATTTGGAAGTTATACGTTAATTGACTTTCGCCAGTTACTACGTTTGTGGGGTTAATATGTAGTAAGGGAAATTTCTGCATCTTTTCAAGATTGATGTCAAATATATTTCCTACAGAAGTTGATTCTATTTGCTTGTGATACTCACCTAATCTAAGAAGAGTATTTACTACGTTATTATATGTCTTATTATTAACCATTTACTTTACTTTATTTTGTGAGTTCAAATCTGTTTCATAACTTAGCCAGGTCAAGCATTCTAAAAGACTTAGCTTTGTAATACTTTCTAATTTACTTATATCCTCTCCACACAATCTGTGCATAACTCCGAACCATCCCCACTTGCTAGCAAAATCTTCAGTTGCTATTGCTGTTTCATTTCCTTCTGCTTCTCCATCAAATATGATGGCAAAATCAGCGACAACTCCTTCACGAAATTGTAAAAAAAAACCAATGCACTTTGCACTTGTTCTGCTGACATCTGTTTTATCTCTTCTGCTCTGAGTCGTATATCTCCATCATAGGAGTCTATAATATAAATATCATTTTTCTTTTCTTTAATAGGTCTGTAAAGAACTGCCATTAATTCAGGTAAATTATTTTCTATTCCGTTCTTAATAAACTGCTCTATGTCTGCATACTCACCTAATGTAATTTCTGAAAGTTGTGGATGATATCCGTACTCAACACCATTTACTTCTATTATCCTTTTTAGCTTAGTATCTTGCTTGGCTTGTAGCTCGCCTATCTTACTCATTATAACAGCTACATCTGATAAGGATAACTCCTTTACTAACTGCTTAGGAATGTCAGAAAGTGCTGCTATTGTTTCTGTAGCTTCTTCTGTCTTTGTTCCTGTTTCAAAGTCAATAAGTTTTAGCCAAGTTTCCAACGTAACATCCGACCAACTATTGATTAAATTGAACTCTTTTGATTTACTTCCTTTTTTAATTTTAACTTTCATACACTATATAATAGAAATTTATTGTTTTTAGTTTAACGATTTTTTTTACTGCACAAAATACCTTCCTGAGTTTGGATTGTCTAGGTGATAGATTACATTATATCTAATGCCGTCTATTGCGTGATTCCAATTATCTACGTATAATTTTGAACCCTTGTCTGAATATACATAGTTGTTTAACTCTTTAGCTATGTTAGTTGATTCAGGACTTACTATAAGCTCATAGTCTTGCATTCTAGTTATACCACTTTCAATAGTTCCTTTCTTAACTGCTTTAATGTTTACTCCTAAATGCTTTAAGTCTGCTATTAGTCTAGGCTCTGCTGAATCTGCTATGATTAATTTACTATCTACTTTGTCTAATATTATCTGAGCAAGCTCTTGACTCTTTAATCCATTACGATAAAGGTGTTCTTTTAAGTATATCTTCTTATGCTTCTTATCTATTGCTACTTCAGTTAATGAGTCAGGGTCTATTGAGAACCCAAAGTCCATTCCACAAGAAGTCTGTAAGTTATCAGGATTAAATTCACCTATACTCCAATTTTCGAAGACAACCCCCTCGGCTTTTGCTAACCATCCCCCAAGAATCTTATGCTGATACTTTTTAAAGTTATTATGCCTTATGCTCTTAATACGCTCTAGGAAGCTCTCAGAGAGATTTGTTTCATTATCTAGGTATGTACTATGGATATAGCATACATTGTCTTTAACGCCATTAAAACCACCTTCAACTCCTTTGTCCTCAAAAAACCTTTTGTATATCCAATGTTCTTTAGTAACTGGATTTAATACTAATATGATTCTATTCTGCACTTTCTTTTCTCTTATACTTAAATCAATAGTATCAAAGATATTCTCATCTACAAGTTCTTCGGCTTCATCAAGTACCCAAGTGCTTATCCCTTGTAATGACTTTAGACTTGCAGTCTGGTTTCCTGCTGATGTCTTGATACCTCTAAATAGGATGTCTGATTTGTTTCCTAAGTTTATTACCTCAGCTTTGTTTACGCTAAAGGTATTGTCATATCCAAGCAGCCCTATCTTCTCTAAGAACTCAGGAATGATTGATAGGTGTGCTGATGTCATTGTATAACGTGTGAATAGGACTCTAACATTCCTAGACATAGTTAAGAGCGTTAGAAAAACTGTAACTGCAAAAGACTTTCCAGAACCCCTACCTCCTGTTATAATAAAGTATCTAGCATCTGATGTAAATAGTGCATTATATTTTTCGCTAAGATTCAGAGCTTATAAAGTTTATTAAAGGTACATTAAGACTTTCATCATTAGTAGTTACATCTACTCTTTGCTGAGGTTTGCCGTAAAAGTATTCAAAGTATAACTTAACCGCCCATTGTTGCTTTTGTTTTATACCTTCTTGTAAAGCTTCAAGTGCTATTCCACTCATTGGTGTTAAGTGTTCTATTAGCTTTTGTTCTTCACCTTTACCTTTACGTCCTGCTCCTTCTCTTTTTCCTCCATGTTCCATTTTGAAATAATTTGATTAATCAAGTTGTTATATAATAGAAATTACTCGTATTCATTTGGCAGCATTAGTCTTATGCCTAAGTCAGTTATAGCCCATACTCTTATTTGCTCTGTATATACTTCAAAGGCTTTAGTATTTAAAGCAGTTGTACTACCTATTTTATTTAATGCTATTTGATTATCGTTAATACTTATCATTTCATATTCAGATAAGAACTTAGCTCTTAGTACGTCATGCATTTCATTAGGAAAATATCCTAGTTCTTCTGCTAGTCCTTGTACTATAAATTTCCAATAGTAACTGTTCTGCATATTACTTCTTGTGTTTCTTTGTTTCTTTACACTAACTATGTAGTCATTATCTAATTCCTTTAGGTAACTGAAAAGGCTTTGCTTATCTCTACTGTCCTTTATTACAAACTTCATTAATCAAAGGATTCATTGATTCCCCTTTCGCCTACTAGCTTTTCCTTTGCTCCAGCCCATAAGTTATCCCTTCTCTTACTTAGGCTAGGTTCTGTCCTTTGTAGTGATGGGATTCCTTCTGTTGGTTCGCTATCCATATACAGTCCACATTCACACTCTGCTTCCTTTGCTTCCCAATTTCCATCTCTAAAAACTATTGTAACTTTAGCTAGTTCTCTAGTGTTTCCACATTCGCAAGTATATAGTGTCATATTAAAATAATTCTTCTTGATTAATAACTTCCCTTCTTACAATACCTAACATAGTTTCAAAGATTGTTTTACCTACTTCATAGTCTACTAGGTTTCGTAATATCTTATCTTTGCGTTGTTTTCCTTTATAGCTTTTTAATTCTATATTATGAAACAATTCTAATTTTTTTAATTCATTATTTGTCTGACATAAACCAGTAAAATGTCTTGAATTTAAAGTATTAGGTAGATTAAAATTTGACCAATATAAATGTCTATCTTTTTCTTTTGCTTCAATCAAAGGTTTGTAATAAGGTATTACATTTTCAACCACATACTTACCCTTACAATGATGTTGTAAAAATATTATTTCTTGATATAATTTCATATCTGGGTATGTTGGGTTTTTACCATTAGCACCAAATCCCCAATATCTTGCTCTGCTATGTGTTGGGCAAGGAGGTGAACTCCAAATAAAGTCGTATTCTTTATAATGGTCTAATAAGTATTGATGTGCATCAGCTATGATTACAGTGTCATTAGGAAATCTTTCTTGATATAATCTGGCTAATTCAGGGTCTAGTTCAATAGCAGTTACTTCTATATCTTCTTTTACTTCATTCCACTTATATCGGTTCCCACCAAGACAAGCGTATAAGTTTAATATTTTCATCCTTTTAGTTTATCAAGTTCAAACTCTAAATGATTAATTGCTTTCTGTATATCCTCTATATGCTTATCTATAATATCCATACCTTCCTCTTTTTTCTTGCCACAACGCAAAAGATATGAACAGGCAGTCCCTACATTATAGGATAAATCAAAATCTTCAATAACTTTTCTTGCTTCTATCTTGTAGCGACTTCCTATGTAGTAGCTTGGTATTCTATTGTCTTTCATTTATCCTATCATTTTCAAGTCCTCCTGTTCTTGTTTCTACCTTATCCATTTTCCAAAGGAATTTTTCTTTAGTTTTTCTTTTTATTCTACCCTCTACAATAGTCATTATTATAACTATTAAAAAAAATACTGCTGCAATTATTCCTATTATTGTAAATATCATCATTTTGTTAAAAGTTTTAAAAGTTGAGAGCTAGTATAAATTCTATCATCTCCATCATAGTTTTCATATATACAAGTGAAGTTATCATCTTTCCAAGTCCATAAAGATTTGACGTTCTTTTTAATATTGTCTTTCAATATCCACTTAATTGTTTTATATGTTCTTTCTTCTTCCTCCATAATTCTACGCCCTTGTTAGTGAGAGGGACTTTACTCTTTTGTCTTTTAAATTGATGAATAAACAAGACACTTTAAAATTAAAGTTATATGCATTCCCTCTTGTTCATCTCCTCCATCTGATATTATTACCTCCATAGTTTTATTGTATTGGGGAGGCGACCAAACCCCCCCTCTACTACTCTAGGTTAAATTAAATGCTTTTGTAGGTATGACTCCTATATTAATTAGTATTAGTCCTTAGAGTATTCTTTATATATTTTTTTTATTCCATCAAAGCAGGCTGCTATACAAGAGCCGCAATTAGTTCCTGTTGAGTAGTTTGTATTATGCAATACGTTGTATATCTCTATCATTTTCTTCTTTGCCGTTTGGTCTTTAGCTCTTCCTGTTTTTAAGTCTTCCCAAAGTAATATAATCTCTGCTATTATTTCTTCAGGAATATCTGTTCTTACTTCTACCTCTGTTGTCTTTTGCCAAAAACCCTTTGGGCAAGATTGACTACTAATTTTTGACTTTACTTTCATAAAACATAAACAAATTCCGCAATTTCCTAGTACACTTGAATAGTGAGTACAACTTTTACAGATAGCCATTCTATCTTCATATATATCTTTAGGTACAAAAAACTTATTCACTTAGCTTATATTTTAATTCTGTTCTTACTTTGTCTATAGTCGTGAATAAGCTGTTTCTACTAATTCCTGTTTTCTTTGCCAGGCTGTCTAATGTATTACCTTCATAGTAATAAAGCTCAAAGACTTTCTTATCATACCAAGTAAAGCCATCTAAGGCACTATCTATCTTTTCTAGGCTAGTCCATTGATAACTGCTTGTTATTTCGTTAGGCAAGTTGTAAAGGTGCTTAGATGGTATTGTTTCTCCTGAATCCATTTCATCATAAGTAACTGCACTTGTCAAGCTATCAATATGAGTATAATACTTTTTATACTTATAATAGTAATTACTTCTAGGACTTGTTAAGGCACGTCTTAATGCAACTGCTCCATATCTAGTAATCCCTAATATTCCATCTTTTTCATAAATACTTCTAATTACATCAGGATTAGCTTGAAGAAAATAAAGCATTAATTCTTGTACGGATTCATTAACTTCATTTTCATCAGAGGTTAGTCCAAAAGCCATAGTCCGAAACTTATCTGAAAGCTTTGATATTTCTAAATAAATTTCAGTCATTAAAATAGTTTATCTTGTTCTACTTTACACTCATTAATAATTCCTAATGCTGAGTTTAAAATATTTAAACCTAATTCAGAGTTTACTGCATTTCTTTCTTCTAATGGTTTTTTACAAGCTTTATTACCATATTTAGGCATCATTGTTCCTACATCATCTTTAGGCTGTTCTATCTTATTTATATTAAAGTTAGACCATAAGTAATGCCTTCCAATCTTCACAGGTTTTATTAAAGGTTTATAGTAGCTAACTACATTTTCTACACAAAACTTTCCTTTGTAAAAATTCTGTAAAAATATTATTTCTTGATACAAATTCATCAAAGGATAAACAGGTCTTTTTCTTATATACTGTGTAAAATAATTTGTAGTGCTATGAGATTGACAAGGAGGACTACTCCAAATAAAGTCAAATTCTTTATGATGGTCTAATAAATACTCGTGAGCATCAGCAACTACAACTTTATCATTAGGGTATAAAGCTCTGTACTTATTAGCTATCTTTTCATTATATTCAACAGCTGTGATTTCGTGTTCATCTCCCCACAAATGCCTATTACCTCCTATTCCTGCATATAAATTTAGTATTTTCATTCTTTAATTGGTTCTATCTTATCAATCTTATTTACTGTATCTTGTACTAGCTCATCTAAAACAATTCTATAAGCTCTGACTACTGCAGAGTTACTTCTTGTTTCTACTCCTGCAAAAAATCCATTTGTTGCAACTGCTAAATTGATAGGTATAATAAGCATCCAATCCCAAAAATTATCTTCTCTCGTTCCAGAACCATAGTTATTTGAATACTCCAAAATAATTTCTACAACTTCTAAATAATTATTATATCTACTTTTTGTACTTACTTCTTTAGCAAACTCTTTGCACATTGTAATATAAGTTTCAATAATTACTCGATGTTTATCATTTGCGTAAATTGGTTCTGTCATACGCCAAAGATACTTAAATAGTTACGCTATTTGCTTTTCTTCTTTTAAGTTTTTAACAAGGTCTTTATAATAACTTATCTTTTCTTCATATTCAACTCTTGAAACTTTATGAATAGTCCTAGCTAAATACTCTAACTCTTCTGCTGTTCCTTCTCCATACTTAGCATCAATAGCTAATCCAAATTTATACTGTTCACCTTGGGAATACATATTGCATTTTATACACTGTGTAGAACAATTTTCTTCATTGAAACGTGTAGCCATAAAACGCCTAGATTGAAAATGTCCATTTTGCATACCATCTTTATAAAATCTTACTACTGAACAAGTTGTACACTGTACATAGCCATATTCATTAGCCTCTCGAAGTCTTATGTAAAGACTGAACCACTTGTCTAGTTCCTTTTTTAATTTACTGATTGTTTTTTTCATATACTCTTAATCAGATCAGCTACTATTTTCCAATCCTCATCAGTACTATAATCTTTTACTTTCTTTTTATATAATTGACGTAAAGAATCTAAAGCATCATTTACTCTTTGTTTCTTTGTTTTGTTAGTATTCTTTACTGTTACAGGTAATTTATCAGTTAGATCCCACTCTATTACATTTCTTCCTGTTACTTTACAAGATCTAACATCTTTCTCATATATAACTCCTATTCTCCTTAATTCAGTAAACCTTGCTGCACTTAATGATAAAGCATTTATAGGATTAGTATGTTCTAATGCCTCCTGTCTAGTACAAGGAGCAGATTTAAATATAGCCTCAAAAGTTTCAAATCTTCTTTTAGCTAATAAACCTGCTTCTTTAATTTGATTAAAGCAGTCTATTGATGTTTGTCTTGTTATCATATTTTTATAATACTTTTAAATTAACTTTATATTCTTTTCCATAAGATATTTTTCTAACCATTCTTGTAGGTTGTGGAAATCCAAACATCATCTTAAAAGTTCCTTTTTTTTCTGGATCGTAAAGTTCTTCTTTTTTCATTTTAGTAATTTTGTAATAGGTTCTTGATAATAAGGAGTCTTTTCTTTTGGCTGTCCTAAAGTCCTTACTTGATAAGTAGCATCATCAATTTTTAATTTATGAGCATAAACCCACTTATAAAAGGTTCTGATGTTTAAGAATGGTTCGTCTTTACCAAACCTTACTCCAATATGAAAAGCTTCTTCAACTTGATTCCAAGTCATATTTCCAAATCTTTTCTCTTGTATTAAGTCTGCTGCAAATATATTACTTAAACTAGCCATAGTTTTTCCATCTGTTTTATGTCCAATTTCTATTGATGTCTTAGCAATTAATTCATAAACCTTTTCTTTAAGTTCATTTATATTTTCTTTTTTTAATTGTATCATAAGTATTCTTTTCCTTTTAAGTATTCATTTAATTGCATATCTATTTTAGACATAGTTTTTGGATTTTTCTTTTCTCTACTTTCCCAAGTCCGAACACAAGCCTTCCAAGATTTCATAATTTCTTTTCCGATTTGCCATCCCTTACTTTCATAGAAGTCTATAAAGGCTTCTGCTTCTATATTATTTTTGCGTAAGATACAATAATTTTTAACTTCATCTAAAGTAGGTTTTTTAAAAGAAGCCTTTTTATTACTATCTGTAAGATTAGTATTAGTTATATTTATATTAGTATTATCTGTACACATTTTTAGACTAGGCTTGTCTACCAATTTAATGTACCTAGACAATATTTCTTTACTACCTTGTCTATATATTAAGACCCTTGTTATATAACCATTATCATCTAACATTTTAAGCCAGTTTTGAACTGCACCCCTACTTACTTCATAAAGTTTACAAAAGTATTCAGTTGATGCTGTGCATTTACCATTCATATTACATA